TCGCCGACGACATGGTGCAGGTTCGCGACAAGGCCATGTTGCTGGGCGTTACGACCGACCAGCTTCAGGCGATCGGCGATGCGGGTAGTGACTTCGCGCTGACCCAGGACCAGGTCAATAAGGGTTTGGAGCGATTCGCCAGCGTCTTGGAGGATGTGAAGCGAGGGCAGGGAACATTCTTCGATCTGGCACTGAAGATTGACCCGGCACTTGCTCGGCAACTTGCGACGACGGAGAACCTGTCCGAGGCACTCGAGATTCTCGCTCGCCTGTCGGACAAGGCCGGCACCTCACAGGCGCGTCTCGCCAGTGAGGCGTTCGGGCGCCGTAATTCGAACGTGCTGCTGCTTGTCCAGAGCCTTGCCGCGAATGGCGGCGTCGACAAGGTGACGGAGGCATTCAAGAAAAGCGGCGACGCGATCGACAAGGAGATGATCGAGAAGGTCGCCAAACTAAAGACACAGATCGACGACACCGCAGATGATGCGCGCCGTAACATCGCGTCCATCTTCGCGCCTGCTGTTCTGGAGGGACAGCTTAAGTTGGTCGACGGTTTTCGCGAATTCTCGCGGATGGCACGGGAGTTCTACGGATCGTCAAGCCTTACTGCGACGCTCGATGCGCTCAAATTCTTGGCCAATCCGGCTGCGGGCATTGCGAATGTTGTTGGCCGCATTGCCGGGCGGAAGATGTTCGGTGACGGCGGCGATGCGGACACGGCCCAGGTCGAGGCGCTGCATTCGCGCATTGCTTACTTGCGGCGGGCTATTGCCGACGAAAGCAAGCTGGGAAATCCGGATGCCGGCGCGATCAAGTTCATGTCCGAAGAGATCGCGAAGCTGGAGGCGCAACTCACTGCGGCCGAAAAGAAAGTTCAACGGCTCGGCCCACCGACACCCGTCGACAATGTGCCCATGCCGCGAGCGCGGCCTGAAGCTGAGAGCACTCCGCGATCCAATCCGCAGGTCGAACTCGCGATCTATCAGAAGACGGTCGCCGCGCTGGGAGCGGCCATCACCCCAGCCGAGCAGCTGAAACTGAAAGAACTCGAACTTGCCGCTGCTGCGGAAACCGCCGGGGTGAGTCACGAGACTGTCACCCGCGCAATCAACGCCTTCAAGCTCGCGCAGGAACTGGCGGCGGTCGCGACCCGGCAGCGGATTGGTGTTCTCAGCGAAGAAGAACTGCTGAGCGCGCGGCTCGCCGAGCTGCAGGATCTCCGTGCGAAGGGCTTCATCAAGTCCGCCGCGGAAATGCAGGCGGCCGAACAGATCGTCCGCAAGGAGGTGCGCGAGACGATGGAGGCGTTGGAGGTGCGCGGCTCGGCGACGCCCGCGCTGACCAAATTGAAGCAGGATACGGCTGACCTCCGCGGCGAACTTGATCAGGGTCTGGCCGGCGCGCTTCGGGGGTCCACATCAGAAATGTGGAATATGTTAAGAGGAACCCAGTCTCTCGATGGTGGTGTCACGAGCCTGGTGGAGACGCTGGCGGCGGCAACAGCCCAAGCCATTCTCTACAAGACCGTCATCGGCCCCATTGCTGGCTGGGCCGCCAGCGCGATTACGTCATTCATCCCTGGCGGCGGCCTGCCTACGCCGGAAAGCCTCCCGTCGCTGGAAGGTGCCAATGCCGCCTTCTCGGCTAAAGGCAACGTATTTCAGCCCTTCGCCGATGGTGGTGCCTTCACCAATGGCATTTTCAGCCGGCCGACGATGTTCGGCTTCCGCAAGGGCGGTGCAATGCGGCTCGGCGTGATGGGTGAAGCGGGCGACGAAGCTGTGATGCCGCTCGATCGGGATGCCAATGGCCGCCTCGGCGTGCGCGCGTCAATGCCGGGCGCCACCGTCGTCGCGCCGCAGATCAACTTCACCGTCATCGACAAGGCGGGCGTGGATGTTAAGCCCTCTCAGCCGGAAGCCGACGGCAAAGGCGGCTTTAATCTGAACGTATTGATCGACACGATCGATGGCGCTCTTGCCGACCGGCAATCGAGCGGCTCCGGCAAACACGCCAAGGTCCTTCGAAACGAGTTCGGCGTTAAGCGGGCATTCGCATGACGACGAAATCGTGGCCCGAATCGATCCTCGGCCGGGCCGTGTTGCGGCAGGGCTTTCAGCACAAGCCGCAGTCGGCGATCGAACGCACGGACATGGACTCGGGCCTTGCCCGCGGGCGGCTTTTCAACAGTAATCCGCTGGCCCGTGTGCCATGCCGATTTCGCTTCACTGAATTCCAGACGGCGTTCTTTGCTGCATGGTACCAGGACACGGCGCGTCGCGGTGCGGCATGGTTCACGATCAATCTGCCTATCGAGGGGGTCCAGTACCGCGAAGTGCTGGCGCGATGCGCGTCGGAGCCGGTTCGCACGCCACGCGGTTCCGCCTCCACGATCGTGGAGATCGAGTTTGAGATTCACGACTCTGTGGTCCTGCCGGACGGCATCGTCGACCTGGTGCTGACATTCGGCTCGACCGGAGTGCAGGAGGCCGCCGCGGCGCTGGACGGCGCGAGCCTGCAGCCTGCATTCGATGCGTGGGCCGTAGGTTTCGGCGAGGCTGAGCATGCCTGATCCGACGCTAGACGAGGTGATGGAGGAGGCCTACGCCTCGGCATCGTCCGACAAGATCCTGATCGAAACCATTTCGATCTACTACAGCGGTCTGATTAATGACGTCGGACAGCCGGACGAGGTCTACCTTTTCAACGGTGATAACTCCGCCTCTGTATCGGATGAGGGCGTGCCGCTGTTGCCGGCGCGTCTCGAGGAGGGCGCTGAGCGCAATTCCGGCCAGGTCGTGACCTTCCTCGGCCGTCCCTTCACCATCGTCCCGGCGCCGATGAACACTGAGAGCATCGTCGTCGGCTCGCTACGCATCGACAGCGTAGGGCGCGAGATGCACGACATGCTCGAAGCCGCGGCGAAGGGTGGGAAAGCGATCGAGATCACGTACCGGACCTACATCAAAGGCAATGAGCTGACCGGGCCTCAATCGCTTCCGCCCCGGAAGTTCCACCTCCAAGGCGCGACCGGCGACAACACATCGGTCTCTGGGCAACTCGCCTTCATCGCCATCGGAAACCGCCCTTATCCCTATGACTCCTATCGCCCCGACCGCTTCAAAACGCTCCAGTGGGCGTGATCACTGGGCCATCCCGCTTATCGGCCGCCGTTACCGAGAGCGCGCCAAGGGGCCGGATGCATTCTCGTGCCTGGGGCTTTTGCAATATGTGTGGCGCGAAAAGTTCGGCTTCGACGTGCCGGACGTCATCGACCACGCAGCGCCGTGCTTCCGCGCCACTGCACGCGGCGAGGTCTACCACGCACCTGGGTTTCTCGTGGTTCCAACGCCGGGATATCAAGAGTTCGATGCGGTGTTCATGACATCGCAGCATCTCCCCCACCATGTCGGCATCTATATAGAGCCGGACAGGCGCGGGGGCGTCCTGCACGCCATCGTCGGAGCAGGTGTGGTCTTTCAGCGAATGACCGATTTGCAGTTGCACGGGTTAAGCGTCCTGCACGCGGTCAGACTGGAGCGGGAGAAATGACGGTTGTTCATATCGTCACGAATCTCGACACGGCGGCGCCGCCGACCGTGGTGCGGACTGAGCGCCGCCGGCTGAAGCTTTCCACGCTCGCGCGTCGATCGGGCCTTGATCCGCGCCGCGAGGTGTTGATCGCGCAGCGCAATGGTAGGTGGGTGCGACAGCGCGACTGGGGCAAGACCCTATGCGGCAAGAATACCGTCGTGCGGTTCTACGTCTTGCCGGAGAAGAACAGCCCGGTTGTTAAAGTGATAGCGACCATCGCGATCGTCGTTGTGGCCGCGGTGGTGGCCCCATATCTGGCGCCGTATCTCGCCGGTTTGGGCCTGTCTCTCTCAGCGGCAACCGCTGTGGCGACCGCCTCGCTGGCCCTTGCGGGGACCTATGCACTAAATGCGCTGCTGCCCTTGCCCCAGCCGCAGGCGCCCGGCCTGTCGGCTTCTGTCGGCATCACCGATGCCAGCTCTCCGACCTATGCCTTCACGGTCGGATCGCAGCAGAACGTCGCGCGCCTCGGCGGGAAGATCCCTGAGTGGTTTGGGTATCATCGTGTCATCCCCGACCTCGCGGCGACCGCCTGGGGCGAGTGGATCGACGGCAAGTGGACGTTGCGGCAGACCCTGTGCTGCACCAAGGGTGAGCTGGAAGTCGAGAAGGTCGAGCTCGGCCGCGTGCCGATCGATGTGTTCGAAGAAATCGACCACGAATTCTTCGGACCGAACGAGACGCCAGATTTATTCGAGGCCGAGGTCTATCAGTCTCCGGACATCGGGCAGATCGAATTGGCGGCGCCCAATGATCTGCTAAGCGGCGAAGATGGCATTTATGGACCGTTCGCGGTCGTGCCGCCCGGCCAGACGACAGATCGCATTGGCGTCGATGTGGGGTTTACACGGGGCCTCTTTCTTCAGAATGCCGACGCGTCGCTTGGGCCCAAAACGATCCAGTGGCGCGTCGAGGCCTGCGAAATTGATGATGCGGGTGCCGAATTGGGCACCTGGTTCACGGTCGCAAACGAGGCGTTCAACTCGACGCCGAATTTCGCAAACGTGTCGACACCCGAAAGCGGCATCGTCGGGCAGCTCATGGGTGGCGGCTATGAATCATCCTACAAGCTCAATTCGCCGCTCTCGGTCTCGTACCGCTATACGCTGCCGACCGCGAAGCGTTACGCGGTGCGTTTGCGCCGGCTCGACAACCGTGATCTCTCGGCGCTGGCTGGTCATCAACTGGCGTGGACCGGCCTCAGAGGCTTCCTCGGAACTGGCAACTATGGCGATGTGACCATTCTGCAGATCGCCATTACTGCCACCGCATCCGTCAATTCCAGCAACGCCCGACAGATCGCTGTGACCGGCACGCGCAAGCTGCCGGTCTGGAATGCTGAGACACAAAGCTGGGGCGCTCCGCAAGCGACGCGATCAATCGCGGCAGCGGTGCGCCATGTAATTACCGGCGAAAACGGGGGGCGGCAGCCCGAGCGCAACTACGACCGGGGCCAACTCGTGGCGCTTGCCGAAATCTGGGATGAGCGCGGCAACGCGTTTGATTATTACGCTTCATCCGCCCGCGCTCTTTGGGACATGCTGCAGACCATCTTGCTCTGCGGGCGCGCGGTCGCCTACCGCCAAGCGAGCATGATCCGTTTCTACCGCGACCAGCCGCAAGCCGTGCCGGCGACCGGTTTCTCGCGGGAGAATATTGTTCAGCATTCGCTTAGCGTTGAGTACCGCTTGCCTGCTCCGGAAGACGAGATCGATGGCATTGAGCTGAAATACTTCGACCGGCGCACATGGAACTACAACACTTTGCGAAAGGCATTTGTCGGCGATGGTGTGCCGACGCGGCCGCTGTCCAGGCAACTGGATGGTTGCATTGAAATAGATCGCGCCCAGGAAGAACTCGACTATTACGTCGCTGACTACAATCTCCGGCCGATCAC